CCGCCTCGGAGATTATCCGGAGCGGGGGCGTTGTCATGCTATGCAGTTAGGGGCGACAGCTCAATGTACGCTCTTCTTCATCCTCGCCATGAATGCATCTGCCTCGATGGCCTCAGGGGTGAAGCTGTTGTTGTTCCACCATGCGGCCAGCGCAGCACCGACGGTAACCCCAGTAGAGATCATCTGCTCAAGCTGGGCATTGTCGATGGGAAGCAAAGGCTTACCCGCTGCGCTGAGCAGCTGATTTGCCAGGGCGAGGCCCAGCACAGCAGTGCGGGTCAGGGTGCCGGCGGAGATCTTCTTTTTCATATCAGTCCTTGCCTTTCTCGGGCGTCTCGGCCCGCTGCTTGAGGATGTCGATGGCCTTGGTGATGGCTGCGGGGATGGGCAGACCCATCAGGCCGGCATTCTCGACGATGGAGATGGCCTCGTTGGCCGAAAAGCCGATGATCGCTGCGTCGCGGACGAAGCTGCCGCCGATGACGGCATCCAGCTGGCAGGCCACCAGAACGATGAGCAGAGTCTCACCTTTGCGGATGAGGCCCTTCCAGCCAGCCTTGCTTTCCAGCGCGCCGGTCTTGGTCTTGGGGCTGGTGTGGAACACGCCCGCCACCACCAGACCGGTGATGTAGTCGATGGCCATAAAGATGACCAGCGTCTGCAAGGCGGTGTCCCAGCCACCGAACAAGGCGGCAATGGCCCCGCCGATGAGGCCGATGACGGTGCAAATGGTATCCTTCATTTTCTTCACTCCTTTACATACTCCACCGGCTCTTATTCGCCCGGGTGTCGATGTGCACCCAGCCGGTGCTGCGCTTCGGGTGGGCGGCGTCCTTCGGATACCGCCCGATGCCGCCGCGCCCGGGCAGCAGGGTCTCGGCGTAGGCGGCCACAGTGGCCACGTCTACGCCCTCAACGTAGAAGTCTGCCGCCCGGCCCAGCAGGTGCTGGCTGGACTTGCTGCCGCCCACGGCGGCATTGTGGGCGGCGGTGCGGTAGCCGCTGGTGATATGCACCGGCTTGCCAAAATGCTCCCGGATGCATTGCAGCAGCACCACCAGCTCGTCGTCCAGCCGGATGGCATCGCTGCCCTTGCAGGCAAACTCCCGCACCTTGAAGCTGGGTGAGAGCTGCCGGGTGGAGTCCCGGGACATGGAATATTCTTTGATAGCGATAGAGAACACGACCTTTCTTTTGAGCAGCCCCCACCCGGGGGCTGCTTTTTGTTTTGTCAGTAGTAGTGGTAGCCCTCGACGTTGAGGGTCATATAGTTGCCGTCGTTTGGCGAGTAGCCGCCTGCGGATAAGGTATTAGAAGAAAAACTTATCGTGGTGTACGAAGTGACCGCCGGATAACCGTCAGGGTGTCCGCTGGCTTTACCGGACCCGCCCCGCGTCAGCTTTATGCCGCCCACGACAACATAGTCCACCTCCTCCGGTATGGAGAGGGAGCCTCCGAATCTCCATTGCACGCTGAGTCTTCCGGTAAATACCAGCTTTCCTTCACTGTACATCGCTTTCTTGAGCATCTTCTCCACATCGGCACGGGTGTAGGGGATTATGCTTACGCTTCCCAGCGCCATACTCACGCCTCCTCTGCTGCGTCTGCGGCCTCGGAGGTGGTGTCGGCGTCCGGGTCGGCGAAGCCCCACTCCGCCCGCAGGGCAGCGAGGGCGGCGTCCCTGTCGAGGGCCGTGCCGGCCAACAGGGAGAGCAGCAGGGCCTTGGCGTTGTCACTCAGGCCCTCGCCGGGGTCGCCCTGCGGGCCGGGGAGACCGCGCGGCAGGGTCAGGCTGAGCTTGCCGCCCCGGATGCTGGCAGCGGGTGTGTCGCCGGCGGTCACGCTGCCGATGCCCTCCACCGCCGCGGCGCAGGCGGCTGCGATGCCGTCCTCCATCCGGTTGAGCACCTCCGGCAGGCTGACCTTCATGCCGGTGACGAAATGCTGTTTCACATACTTCATTTTTCGTTTGCCTCCGTTACAAAGTCGTGTCTTCGAGGACGGTGTCGCCCAGGGTGTCCTCTCCGGTGTCAGCGGTCGAGGCCGAGGGTCCCAGCAGTTCCACCTGCATCTGGATGCCGCCCTCCGGGACCTTCTCGGCCCAGAAGGTGATGGTGCCGCCGCCGGTCTCGCAGACGCCTGCAAGCCCCGCCGCCACCGCCACGGTATAGGTCTCCGGGGTGGGTACGGCGGAGGGGACGTTTGCCTCTCTCGCCGCCCGCAGCTCTGCCGTCTGCTTGTAGGCGTAGCCGGGTACGTCGGTGCATTCGGCCCAGCCGTCTGCCGGGAGGGTCACAGGCCAGATGCCCAGATAGCCGCCGGTGTAGCTGGCCAGCAGGCTGTCGCAGAGAGCCGCCGTCTCTTTGGCTTTCGCCAGCGCCTGTCGGCCCAGCTCGTCCATGGGGATGCCGGTGACGCCGTCCCGCATGAGGCCGCAGAGGGCCTCGTCGGTGCGGGTGTCGGTGAGGGATGCGGCAGTGATCTCTGCACTGCCGGCCGGAACGGAGATCTCACACAGACACAGCTCATAGATGAAGTGCGTCCGGATCAGCTCCGGGGCAGTGGGCTCGGCCTCCGGAGTGCCGGGCTTGAGCTTCAGAGTCGTCAGATTGGCATTGGCATCAAACTGGAGCACTACCCGGTCGATGCGGGGCAGCATATCGTCTGCGTCGGGTACCGTCAGCGTGCCGCGCTCCCGGGCGCAGACAGAGATGCCCTTGAAGTCGTCGTAGTTGATCCACGCGAGACCGGGGGAGACGGTGATCTCCCGGGGGCCGCTGACGGTCACAGCAAAGTTTGAATCGCGAGAGTAGACGCCGGAGGTGCGGGTGCATAGATAAGCGGCCACATCTTCGGCACTGTAAGTCACCCCGTCGAGGGGGTATGTCACAAGCTTCATGTTCTTCTCCTGATGATAGGTGTTCCGATCTCGGTGGAGACGCTGTTCTCGCCCTTCTGGGATGTCAGGGTGATGGACGTGATGCGGGCGGCAGCCTGAATGTCGGTACCCGGCAGGCTCGCGGCGACGACTTTGCCCACCGTGACCTCATCCGTAGGGGTAAAGCGGAAATTCTCAAGCCGAGTGTGCTTGGCCAGCTCCTGCGTTCCGAGGGCTTTCAGGCTTTCGAGGTAGTCGCTCTGGGTCTGGCTGCTGCTTCTGGTGCGGCTGGCGGCATCCACCACCAGCTCACGCCGGGCAATTCCTGCTGCACTCTCTGCGCCCACCGTGACGGTGGCGTCGCCGCCTACCACGATCACCACATTCTTATAATCGGCCGTGCTCTCGGTGTAGGTCAGGTCGGTAAGGTTGCCGTACTGGGGCGCATAGCGGGCGTTCCGGTCCAGCAGAGGGCGGTACAGCTCGAACAGCAGCTTTTTCTCTGCCGGGTCGAACCGGAGCCGGAAGCCGATGTCCAGCTCCTGACATACCTGCTCGGCCACATCCAGCAGACTGCCGGGTGCGGCCTCGCCGGTGTAGGTGTCGGTGATCTCGGCCAGGTCGCCGAGCTCGACGCCGGGCCACGGCTCCATGGCCGTGACCAGCTGGCGGAGCGTCGTCTCTGCCGAAAAATTCTTCAGGGTCTGGAGGCTGCTGCGCTCGTCGAGGATGTAGGCTGCGTCGCGGGCAGAGACCACAAGGCGGTGGTCGGAGGTCTGGGCGGAGCATATCCGCATGAGGTGCTCGCTGCCGGCCAGCCAGAGATACCGGTCGGGGCGGCAGAGGGCCTGCAGGCTGGTAGATTCATGAAGCTCCAGCTGCGCCCCCTGCACGTTCTTGTAGGTGTTGTACCGCTCCGGCCAGACCAGCGACACCCAGCTCTCGATTCGCCCCAGAAGCTTCAGCTCGGGGCCATAGACAAAGATCGTCTTTGTACCGCTGGCAGTCAGGGCAGATGCTTTTTCGCCGCTCATGAGTTTTCCTCCACTACAAGAGATGCATACGCTGCGCTGAAACTCAGGGTCAGATAGAGCGCCGTCATGCCGCTGTCGGCAGTGCGTGTCCATGCCCGTGTGCCGTGACGCAGCGTCCAGAGGGTGCTGCTCTCATCCAGCAGCTCGAAGGCGTTGAAGGTCTCGCCGTCGATGATCTGCTCGATGCGCAGCCGCCCGTCCTCCCGCCAGAGCCGAATGACGTCGCCGTCCTGCATCTCGGTGAGAAAACGAAGATACTCTCCGGTAGCAAGATCCCGCACGCCGGGGTTTCGTACGACGCCCTGCGCAGTCAGCGTCAGCACAAAATCCTGCGTGTCCGGGCCGGGGTTGCTGAGCTTGAGAAAATCCGACTGGATGCGCAGGCCGAACTGGTGGGTGCTATAGCAGACGGGCAGCCGGAACGCAGGCTGCGTATAGAACAGCGAAATGCTGGTCTCGGAAACACTGCGCCAGTAGGGATTCGGGCAGTAAAGCTGAAAGCTGAAGGTGGGCCAGAGGTTTGCGGCACTGATGGCGGGGCAGCGCTGCACTTCGGCGTCGCAGTAGTATTTTCCGGCCACGGTCAGCCGCCCGGTGGCCCCGGGGGTGAAAATATCCCGCAGCTGACGCTTGAGATAGGCAGTATTCCGCAGGATGCGCCCGGTAATGGTGCGGGTCACGCCGGAGATGCTGCGGCTCTCCACGGTGGCACCCACCTGCTGGTAGCCCTGACTGGTCTCCAGCTCCACCGGCAGATCGCCGATGGGGTCGATGCTGTAGAGCACGCCTGCCTTGTAGCCGAAGCTGAAGCTCTGGCCGCTGCTGGCGGTAAAGATGGCATCAAACACCGGCAAGCACCGCCCTTTCCTGTTCGTATCGTGCTTCGCGCATCAGGTCAGCCGCTGTCTGCGCTTTGGAGTAAATATACTGGTTGATCTCATACGAGGGCCGGGGCTTGCGCTCAGGCCGAGCGGTTTCTTTCTCGTAGTCCCACAGCGAGTAGCTGGGGGCGGTGACGGCGCTGCCGGAGCCGGAGCTGCTGTTGGGCGTCTTCACGGAAGATCTGCTGCTGCTCCCCAGCTTCATGGCAATGGCCGCGATGGCCACAGCCAGAGCGACGCCTGCAGCGATGACCATAGCACCCACAGGCAGGCCGATGCCGGTAGCCGAGATGGCCGCACCGATGGACTCCAGCATGGCGACAAAGGCAGAGCCAACCGTGGTGACGAGGGTACCCATCGCGGCGAAGATGGTGGGGAAGGCCGAGAGCAGGTTGCCCGAGAGGGCTGTGCTGATGGCCTTGGCCGCTG